AGAAGCCTACGACAAGGCGAAAGAAGCCTGCTACAAGGCGATAGAAGCCTACGACAAGGCGAAAGAAGCCTACGACAAGGCGTTAGAAGCCTACTTTAACGAAAATCGTATTGCTCTAGAGGAACTACACGCCGAGTTATGCCCTAATTGCCCATGGAATGGAAAAACAATATTCCCAAAGGAACAATGAAAATTAGAAGTTTGAATGATTGCCTTCACGCTAAATACCCCGGTAAGGGGGAATATATCTATTGTGCCAAGGGGCATAAACTCGGCAACGGGAAGGTTCTTAAAAGCCGGGTAGATAAGGGGGTGAAACTAATATTCAAATGCTGTCAACTATGCACTTACTTTGAAAATATGGATGATTTGACAAGCCCAGTAAAATAAAGTATTATGGAGGTGTAGTATGATTTTGTTTATAGGCAAAGTAAGGGATTTAACCTTTAGAGAATTATGGCTGGCTTGGAACTTCGGTAGACTTATTGAGCGATTGGAAGCAATAGATTTCAGTAAAAATTAAAGGAGGTTAAAATGGCTGAATTACAGAAGAGTCTTAGGTATCGCGTAAATGTCTCAATCAGCACAAAAGGACAAAAAACTTGGGATTGCACGGTAGATGGTGAAAATTGGACAGTGGAAGAAGTGCTTGATAAATCTGATGTCTTAGTCGCTGAACTTGAAAAGCGGTATCCGGCTCAATTAAATTAAAACTAAAGAGGAGGTTAAAATGAAAATCGGATATGGATTAAGCCCGGATGGAATGGCAACTTGGAAGTATAGAATTATTGATGAGACCGTTTCAGGAAAATATGTCGTTAAAGCGATAGACCATTCAAATTGGGGGCTGATGCTCATAGAGAAAGATAAATTAACGGATATTAAAGAGGAGGTAGAAGATGGCGAATTTAAATAGAATAGAGATAATAGGCAATTGTGGTAAGGAACCAGAAATGAGGTTCACGACATCGGGTAAGCCGGTGGTGAATTTCTCTGTGGCAGTTAATTCCAAATATGGTGAGCAGGAGTCAACGGAGTGGTTCAATGTGGTGGCTTGGAATAAACTAGCCGAGAATTGTAACCAGTTTCTAATTAAGGGTCGTCAGGTATTTGTAGAGGGTAGGCTGCAAACACGAACCTGGGATGGTCAGGATGGGCAAAAACACTACCGAACTGAAATTATTGCTAGTAAAGTTTTGTTTTTAGGGAAACGGGATGATACAGCAGATGCCGAAAGTCCCGAATCAACAGAAGGCACACCAGAAGACGCACCGTTCTAAAAGGAGGATAAGATGAATAAATCAGAGAGTATTGCTGAACTAGCAAAAGCATTAAATGCCTTTCAGGGCAAGATGAAGGCGGTCAAAAAGGATGCAGTCAATCCATTCTTTAAATCTCACTATGCGACCCTTGACGCTATTTGGGAAACAATCAGAGAACCACTGTTAAGCAATGGATTATCCTTGACACAAACGCTAGGGCAATCAAGTGATGGCAAGACATTATTAGACACTACACTTCTCCATATAAGCGGTGAGTGGATAGCTGGTAGTATGCTAATCAACCCCGTTAAAGACGACCCACAAGGATTAGGTTCTGCGATTAGTTATGCTCGCAGATATTCTTTGTGTGCTATGTTGGGGGTGGTTGCCGATGAAGATGATGATGCCAATATTGCAACTAAACCGAAGCCCATAACTAAAGCACAGATAAAGGGGAAACCCGAAGAAGAAACCACATCTGAACCCAAGATTGGGGTAAGTGTAGAATCTACTACAGGGACAATAACAACAGAAGAATTGTATCAGTTCATAGCTAAAAATATGAAATGGAAAACCCCTACAGCAGCTAGAAGTTTTATAATCAACAAGTGTAAAATAGAAGAAGCACGGATAGATAACGAAACTGATGCTGTTTATAATGAGATTAAGCAACTCCAGAATTGGTAGAATCTTAAAATAGAGGACTTTGAGGAATATCTTGAAGGAAAGGAGGTGCCACTGGAGAAAAGTAAATTAGTTGCAGAAGCCAAAAAGTTAGGTGGTAAAGAAATTGAGGAAGGAGGATAACAACTGAATAACTTCTGGTGGCGGAAGAGAGACGCTATAAGGCAAGGTAGAATAAGTGAAGAGCCCACTGACCTACTGAGGCGTAATAGTTCCAAATGAACTTAGGCGATACGCCCGAATGAATGGTTGCAATATCAGCTAGTTCTACCATCTAAGAGTGAAAGGCTCTTAGCCAGCAAGCCTGCCAGCCACCCGCAGGAGGGTTTCGTCCTATTGGCTATCTGGAAGGATAGTTACGGGCTGGCTGGCAGAGCCTGAGCCGAGGAGTGGAGTGGAGGGATTATTCGCAGGGACGGATGAAGTTGCCGTCGTGTAGGCTCAGGTAACTGGCGAAGAGGGTGGGGTTGGTAAAGGATTCCCCCTTTGTCTCTACCCTCAGTAGCCAGAATAGAAGGAGGAGAAGAATGAACAAAAGAAGTGAGGCATTAAGGGAGAAGATATTTAATATAGTTACTGACCCACCTTGTCATTATTGGGAAAGAACGATGGGGAGCTATCAGCGATATTGCGAATTTTGGGATGTGCAAGGGCATTATTGTTTTCTAAAAGATATGCACGAATTACCGACTAAATGCAAATTATTGAGTGAAATCCTCCAAGCCATTAAAGAAGCTGGAATGGTCTGGCTTGCCGAAGACCAGAGCTTGCCCGAAAATCCTTACAGCCCGCCATTAGATAAAACTCAAGAAATCTGGTCGGATATAGTAGTAGCTACTCACCGAGCTATACTCAAGGCAAACTTCAAGAAGATAAAGGAGGAGTGATATGGGAATGACCATAGACGAAGCTATTAAAGTCCTTCAAGAAGTGCATAGAACCGCCGAGTTTCGGTGGGAAGTTAATACTGTTGCTGCCTTGAGATTAGGCATTGAAGCCATGAAGCGGATACAGTTTCAACGAGCATTGTTGCCTAGTGAGGGAAACTATCCTTTAGCAGGAGAGACGGAGGAATAACAATGCCAAAGGATGAGAGATTAACACCAGAAGAAATAGCGGGAATATTAGCTGATTGGAGTAAAGGCTCACCAGCCCCTACCCTCAGTAGCCAGAATAGAAGGAGGTGCAAAACGATGAAACCAGAGCCTTTTGATAAAAAGATGGATGATAAGGCAACTGGGGAAAATCTGAGATGTTCACACTGCGAGTCTAGATTAGATTTCTTTAATGGATTAGAGTATATGCCCGCAGGTTTCTATTGTCCCAAATGTAACGATGCTCTCTATAACGAGGACGGAGAAGCGATAGCGGAGTTAGAATAATGCCTCTTAATTGCCCCAAATTCACCCAACAATATAACTCTTATTACGCTAGATATAATGCCTGTTTAGACTGCGGAAGCCAGCACGGGAATGAATGTTGGTTTAATTTTCCGACAGCTCAAAAGTTAGCCGATATATTGACACTTGAAGAAAGAGTTGCTATACTGGAAGATAGAAAGGAATCCCCCGAAGTGAATGTAGTAACGATTTCTCATCAAGACTACCAACAACTTCAGCGTCTTATTCTATCTCTACAAGAAAGGATAGACTCTCATATAGGATTAACCATTGCCAAAAAGAAAGGCTATACTCATTATGAATAAATACTATTATTTAATTAACTATATATATAGCAATTATTATGCCAATGGAGATACGATACAGCTATGGATTTACTGCTAATGGTGCTAATGGCTAGATACAATTTCTGTTAATTATTGCTAATACTGCTAATGGAGTTAATACTGCTAATGGAGTTAATGAATGGAACGGCTAAGTGATAAACTTATAGCATATTTAAGATTAGCAGAAGGGAAAAATGTAAACCTAAAAGATATTCGGAGTGCTCTAAATATAGAGACTGGGAGTAAGGATGACAATAATTTAAGGACGCAAATGTCTACAACGCTAATAGAAAAGAAAATAGTTTCATCATTAGGGCGGAATGATGGCATATATAAAGTTATTAAACCAGTTCAACCTATTAATTGGTGGGAGGATAGAGAGAATGAAGAGCCGTTGAACTTTCGGTTTCCCCGATGCTATGAGGATAATACAGAATTTGGGATTGAGGATTTAGTTGAAATATATGCGGGGGATATGATTTTAATAGCGGGAACTTCTAATTATGGGAAAACTACAATAGCATTGAGTTTGTTAGGTGAAAATCTGGGGCTTATGGCTGCCTATTTAATGGGAAGTGAATATACAGCAGCGAATGGGAAGATAAGCCCAAAGTTTAAGCGGCGAATGAAACGAATGAATTGGGTGGAATGGATGGCTGGTGGCAAACCCAGGTTTCAGCTTTATCCAGTAGGTGCTGATTATGAAGACTATATCCAGCCTGATGCTTTGAATGTAGTAGACTGGATTACCTTGCCAGGTGAGTATTATTTAATAGACTCGGTTATGAAATCTATGAAAGATAGAGTAGGGAATGGCGTGATAGTTGCAGTCCTACAAAAAAATCGCAATATGGAGTGGGGGGAAGGTGGAGAACGCTCTGAAAGATACGCCGATGTTTATATAACTATTGACTCCTTTAGTAATGAAAGCATCCTTACGCTAGGAAAAGTCAAAGCCCCCAAAAAGAGCAAAGCAACGGGAAGAATGTGGGCTTTCAGCATAGTGGATTATGGGGCAAACCTTCACAACATAAGAGAAGTAATTAAGTGTCCTAAATGCTGGGGTAAAGGATATACAGGTTCAGCAAATAATTATAAGAAATGTGATACCTGTGAGGGCAGAAAGTTTGTAGACCGTTGACAAGTAAAGGAGGGAAATAAAGATGAAATATCCTGATGATTTTAAGCTATTTGATGGGAAGAGGCTTTCTTCGGCAGAGATAAATGAGCTTATTCAACAGACAGTTAAAATGTCCAAAGAAGTTAAGCTGAGCGACCTAACCCCATTTTTGGCAGGTAGCCACATGGGGGATATTAAGATTGAAGTTGAGGAATATGGGCATATTATAGTGTGGCAACAAATCGCCAGCTATTGGGAGGAAAAATGAATAGCGAGGAATTAAGAGAAGCAATATATACGAAACTATTTGACCTTAGCCAAATTGAGGCGAGCGAACTTGATATGGAACAATGGTGCCAATTGGCGACAAGCGAAATTATGTCTCTCATCTCCGAGAATTGCTGGCTGAAGAACGAAAGGCTTGACCCAAAACGCACAATTACTCCGACAACAGATGATTGGCGACCAGTAAAAGCGATTGAGGAGAATAAGTTATGATAGAAATATCGGTATATTACCCAGTGGGAAGAATAATAGGCGAACCTTCGGCAGAGAAAGTGAGGATAGAATTTATATTACCCAAAAGACCATTTCTATTTTGGTCTGCTTATGAGGTAGCTGAAAAGATACAGTTTCCCCGGGGATATGGGATAGCTTACAAAGACCCGGAAAGGGCTAGGGTCTTATTTGCTCCCATGCCATTTAATCTCATGGTGGGATTGGTTATCTGGGCTTATCAATGGTTAAGAATTGGCTTTGCTAGATGGTGTTATCGCCATAAGCCGATTGAGGTAGAGAAATGAGCAATTATTCTATCGGTGCTAATTTTGAGAGACGGCTGATAAAATATCTCCGAGAGCAGGGTTTTAGGGCACATCGGACTGCGGGGAGCCATACTCCTATTGATGTAATAGCGGGGATAGCCGGGAGGTGCTACGCCTTCCAAGTCCAGATAGATAGATACTTCCCGCCAGCAAAGATTGAGGCATTAAAAGATGAGGCTAAAGAGTTTGGGGCAATACCTTTTATCGCTTGGCGAGAAGGGAAAGAATTAGAAATGGAAGAGTTAGAGTGAAGTGAAAATCAATGAAACCAGAAAACGCTCATTGTTGAAAGGCTTGACCCAGAGAATAGTGGAGATTTCTGTGGATACCCTAATACTGTCATTTTTTGCTACACCTCATACAGCCCTAATTCTGGCGGTAACAATAGAGTTTCTTTGTTGGGGGGTTCACTATCTCAATGAAAGATTATGGAACAGGATTGATTATGGTAGGGAGATTATATGAGACATACAAGGATTAAACCTTTAAGTGATAAGAGGCAAGAAGAACTTAAAAGATATTGGAAACTTCATATGGACTTAATAATTCTATGTGGCAACAAATCAGAGTTGAGTGGGGATAATCCTGATTGGCAGACCGATTATGTAGTTGAACCGCATCATATAAGTGGTAAAGAGCACGAGAAATTATTAGACCCATTTAATATTTTACTTTTAAGCCGAGAAGAGCATATAAAAATTCAAAATCACCAACCTATAAATGGTCATATATATACAAGGGAAGAATTGTTGAATATTGTGAGACCCATTCGGATTAAACAAGGATTTAAGGAGGCACAAGATGAGCAAGGGAAATGATGAGATTATAGAGAAGATAACTAGGGAAGTTGTGGCATTCTGCAATTCTCGCATATGGCATGATGGGGGATATATTCAGAGAAATCCCAACAAACCCCATATAGATAGTGATTTGCTTGATACCATCGCCAAAATCTTAAATATGGAAACAGATACTTTGAGAATAGCGATTGTAAGGAAGAAGCCAGAATTACCGGATACTCCCAATGGCGACCCTTATGATGATTACGCAAATGGATATATTCAATCTCAGGAAGATGTGCTCTCTGCTGGTTTCGTTCAAGAGGAAAAACTTCAGGAGGTGCAACATTCAAACTAAAGACATCGTAATACCCTATACACGCCTTAATAGTGAATTCAAACTTTACTGTTTAGGCGATATTCACTCTGGCACGATACATTGTGTTGAAGAAGATATTAAACGAAAGGTCGCTGAGATAGCCAAAGAACGCAACGCTTTATGGATAGGAATGGGGGATTATGCGGAATTCATTACACCTAAAGATAAAAGATTTGACCCAGACCAAAGAGCAATCGCCGAGTGGTGTAAACCAGATAATGTAGCTCACGACCAAGAGAAATGGGTTTGTAAATTATTTCAACCGATTGCTAAAAAATGTGTTGGTTTACTTTACGGTAATCACGAAGAGTCTATACGGATTTTCAACCACGATAATGTCCAGAAGAATATCTGCGATGAATTGGGAGTAGATAATCTAGGGTTCTCCTGCTTTTTAAGAATGTATTTTAAGAGGGAGAATAGTAATGAAACTCATCTAATTAAAGGGGCTTTCATTCACGGGGCAAGTGGGGCAATAACCGAAGGTGCAAAGTTAATGGCTCTTATGCGCTGGATGAAATCAATGGAAGCTGATATTTATGGCTATGCTCATCTTCACGATTATATCCCCAAGTCCTATTCTCGTATGACCATTAACGATACTTCAAAAGGAAAGGCACGAATAAAAAGTCAAACCTCTATTGGAACGGTTACTGGGAGTTGGTTTAGGACTTATACACGGGGGATTGTCGCTTCTTATGGTGAGAAGAAAGCCTACCCCCCAACTGAAATATGCTGTGCTGTTTTTGTAATAAATCCCGATAAGGAGTTTATAGATGTCCATAAATCAGTTTAATCTAACTGAAAAACAACTAAAAGAAATCAAAATGGAAGCCAATAAAGAACTCCACAAGAGGTTTCCGATGTTAGGAAATGATACAATAGACTATACCCATATTATCTATGTGCTTGAAGCATATAAGAAAGTTATTAAAAAGGGAGGTGTTTGATGCCGTATATTGGACAGTTTAGACGAGATATTTTTGACCCAAATATTGAGTATATACTCCAAAGTTTGAGCACCATCGGGGAACTTAATTATGTGATAACCAAATTACTTCTTGGTTATTTCCCTGAAAATAGTTATCAGGAATATAATGCCAAAGTTGGATTGCTGGAATGTGTTAAACAAGAATTATACCGGCGGGTGATTACCCCTTTTGAGGAGGAGAAACGCAAACTTAACGGGGATGTTTATGGAGGTGTAATATAAAAATTTACCTTTGCCACACTTATGGTCGGAGACATAATCTATCAGATAAGGAATGTGAAAATAATGTGCTTCATTCTCTTGAGATAACTAGAGAATTAATTAAGTGTGGGCACAATCCCTTTAATCCCCTTCTGTGGCATTATATTCATCTCGGTTGGCGACATAGTCCCGATGAAGATAAATATTATGAGTTAGTTTCTGCTTGGATTGTTAATTGTGATGCTGTCTTTGTCGGCTCAATACCTAACTGGGAAAACTCTGGAGTCCATAGAGAAATTAAAATGGCAATAGCAATGGGCAAACCAATCTTTTATCGGCTTGAAGATATCCCAAATAATATCTAATATTTTAAGAGGTTATCTATGGAGAATAGAAAGTGTTCAATTTGCAAACTTGAAAAACCTTTGAAGGCATTTGTTCGTAGCAAAAATAGACCGAGGGGCTATCGGTGGGAATGTTTATCTTGTTGGAATCAAAGGAATAAAGAACGGAAATTAAAAAATCCTAGTAAATATTATGCGAATCAGAGAAGATATTATTTAACAGCCAAAGGATATTATGCGAGATTGAAAGCACATTTTAAATATCAGACCTCTCTCGTAAGAGAAGATTTTATACGGTGGTTTAATAACCAAAAGCTTGAATGTTATTATTGTAATAGAAAATTGATTAGGGGTAATGCTGGGCGAAAGAATAATTTGACCATAGATAGAAAAGATAATAAAAAAGGTTATGAAATAGATAATATGGTTTTTTGTTGCCTTCTTTGCAATACAATCAAAGGTGATACTTTTACTGAACTTGAAATGAAGCAAATTGCTAACCTGTTTATCAAACCAAAATTAAGTAAGGAGGATATACCCTATGGACATTAAAACTTTTCTTAAACAATCAAAAATGGATAATGAGCGCCAACTCAAAATATATGAGGAGCGCAATAAAGGATATGGGAGCAAAGAAGATACTTTAATAGATAATGTAGTCGTGGCTTCAATCTGTTTCCTATGGGATATTGACCCTTGTGGAAATGCTGTAGATACTGATTGGTTCAGGCTCGTAGATAAATTAACGAGGCATCGTATAAAGCCCAAGTTAGATAATTTGGATAACGCCATGAATTATATCAGACGCATTATGGCAGCAGAAAAAGAAAAGGGATTATATTAAAGGAGTTGATGTTGATTATTAAGCAATGCCTCAAGTTCTTGGATGCGTCTAGCTTTTGCCTGGAGGATAAGATAATGTTTTGTGCTAGGCAATGCCACAAGATTGCGGGGTCGGTTATCATTTTTAATGCCATTAAGATGATGAACATGCCAACCCTGTGGCACTGGTTTATTATGGGTTTGTTCCCATACTACAATATGTTCCTGAATATAACCATCTTTATTGGCACGGGGATGTTGGGGTAATGAAGTAAAAAGCGATATTGACTTAACGGAACTAAAAGTATGAGGTTTAATCACTGGGGGATATTGTTATGAGTGATGAAACTCCGAAATATTTATACCATAGAGTTTTGGGGATGAGCGAGGTAACCCCCGATACTATTAAGGATTTTGTCAGGGCTATTTTGATGTATGGCTTGATACCCCAAGTTCCGTCTGAATATAAAAATCTGTTGCCAAAGAGACTACAAACCGAACCGATAGTATGGTTGGCAGAGGGGATATATCAGGGATTTGAAAAGGGGAGGATACTTCAAATTGACACCGAGAAAATCGCAGATGATAAACTGTTTTGCATTGACGCATTTGTTAAGGGTTGGTGGATATATGAGGGCTTAATCCCGCCAGAAGCAATTGAAGTGTTGGATGAAATTCTTTAAGGACAATCACTGGGGGAGGAGATGAAGTTTCACGAAGATAACCTTATCACGATTTATAACGGAGATGCAAGGGATATGAGCGAGCTTCCCGATAACTCTATTCAATGCGTGGTAACGAGTCCGCCTTATTGGGGACTGCGCAAGTATGCTGGCTTACCTGATTTGATATGGGGTGATAATCACTGCAAGCATCAGTGGGGCGATGAAATAATCAGGCGGGATAGAGGAACGGCTAAAGGTAAAACAGCGCAGACGGGCAATCAGATAAACGAAGTATCAGGCATTGAAACTCCTCAAGGAAATTTCTGTTCCCTCTGCGGAGTTTGGAAAGGACAATACGGATTAGAGCCAACGCCAGAGATGTATATTAAGCATACTCTTGAATTCCTGCGGGAGATAAGAAGAGTATTGAGGAAGGATGGAGTGGTGTTTTGGAATATAGGGGATAGTTATATGAGTCACGCTGGGAATAGAGCTAAAGTTGGTGGTTTTCAGGCTAACCCCAATAAGAACAGACTAGAAGCCGAAAGTTCAATGTCAATGAAAAGGCAAACCACAAATATCTTAAAAGATAAAGACCTCTGCCTAATTCCCTTCCGTATAGCCATCGCTACCCAAGAAGACGGGTGGTGGATAAGGTCGGTTATTATTTGGTCAAAGCCTAATCCTATGCCAGAGAGCGTTACCGATAGACCAACAGAAAGCCACGAGTATATCTTAATGCTGACTAAATCCAAAAACTATTACTGGGATGCGGAGGCAGTAAGAGAATCTATAGCATATCCAGAACCAAGATGGGGTAAAAATCCAAAGTATGATGAGCAACAAGGTGGTTTATCTAACTATGACGGTGGTGAACACACAGGTCGCAATATCCGTTCAGTCTGGGAGTTTCCCACACAGCCATATCCCGAAGCCCACTTTGCAACCTTCCCTGAGAAACTACCAGAGATATGTATCAGGGCAGGAAGCAAAGAAGGCGACTTAATTTTAGACCCCTTTATGGGAAGCGGGACTACTCTGTGGGTAGCAAAGAAATTGGGAAGACGGACTGTAGGCTATGAGTTATCAGAAGAATACTGTGGGTTAGCCCTTGAAAGAAATCGGCAGATGGGGATGATATGATTATAACAGAGACAAAGTTTAAGCAGTGCCCTCATTGTGGGAGCACCTGCTTGAGTATAGATAAAGATGGTTTATATTGTTTGTGTGGTTGGCACGAATACGATAATAGAGAGTTTGAAGAAGCCGTATATGAAACAAAAATACCTAACTATCCCGATAGGGGATGTAAATTGGCTAAATCTTGTTTTGCCTGTCCCTTCCCCAATTGTAAAGACGGCATAAACGGAAGACCGAAACTTGACACGAAAAGACAGAAAGTATAGAATAGGATTGGTATGGAGAAGCAAAGGGAACGCCATTTAATAGAAAATATAACCGAGTTGCTGAAGGAATTACACGAAATTTCTGATGAATACTTTGGCACGACTGCCCAGTCTTGGCGCAATGGGAAGATAACCACTTACCGTAAAGAAGAGGTAAAAACAACAGATGATAAATAAGGAGGGAATGCTAAAGAGGGGCACTCAAGGCAAGAAGCAAAATGCCTTGGGGCAGTCCTAGATTTTATGAACCATATTTTTATACGGCTAATATAATTAGTTGTATAGCCAATAGTTATCACCATATTTATGAGGGGATAGAATTTTATAGGAAGGGACTTTATCGGTATACACTTACTAACCCTTTTGAAATTGCGGAATATAAGATAGACTTTGAAAGGGCACTTGCTAGTTTAAGCTATAGACGGAGGAAGGTAATAGAACTCTATATGGAAGGATACACAGATGACGAAATACAGGTATTCGGATTTACGGAAGTGGAGAAATTCAGGTGGAGTAGTTTTGGGTTAATGGCGAGATTTTTGAATAAGGGAGAAATAAAATGAAAATAATAGAACGCAAACAAGTTAGTAGACAATTCCAACCTGGTAATTCCTATTTTAATATAGATTGGTATGGCGAAACTCTCCTGTCTTGCCCTGTAGAGAAATCTCTCAAATTAAATGAAGTAATTATATTTACACTTGAAGATGGCGACTTTGGGATTAAGGGCAAAGAGGGGATAGGTGGAACTTTCATATTCCTTAAAGATTAAATGCGAGGTTCTTAAATGGGAAAAGAGATTGATTGTTATTGGAGTGGAGACGGGCAAGCCTATATTATGGGCGATAAAGCTTTTGTGCTGACCTCAGACTTGAGAACCATCCGTATTGATAAGGCTAATTTAGAAAAGTCTGGGAAAGAAAATAAACTTGCTACAGCATATCCCAGACGCTCTAGGATACAAAACTGGCGGGGCAAGTTAACTTCTGATATAAAGAGACGGCTTACAGAGTTTAAGTAAAAAATGAAAGGAGGTATAGATGAACGACCCATTATTGATTAGACGAGGGAAGGGAGACAAGTTAATAGCCAATGAAAATCTTATGTCTCCAGGGGAACTATTAGTAAATAAAAGGATACTTCAGTTATCCGATGTCGTTAGTTGCACATTTGAAGTATCACAGGGAAGAGGGAATGCTGATATTTTTAGTGAAGCATTATTATGTCTTGATGCTATTTCTAATGACCCCATTAAACTTATTATCTCCTGTTCGGGTGGGAGTGTCCACGGTGTATTTTCTCTCTATGATACGATAAAAGCTATTGATTCTCCTGTATGGACTTTTGGTAAAGTTTGTATGAGCGGTGGGGCTTTGCTTTTGGCTGCTGGAGAGAAGGGACACCGCTATGTTTATCCCAACTCATTCTCTATGCTTCATCTGCTTCAAATTTCCAGTCGTTCTGGTATTACAGATAGCAGAACCGATGCAATTAGGTCTGCCGAATTTACAAGGCAGAAGGATAGGATGATAGAACTTTTGATTGAATGTGGGGTTAATAAAACACACGACAAAATAAATGAGGACATTGATAGAGAACTTTGGATGGATGCCAAGGAAACAGTAACCTATGGTCTAGCTGACCATATTATTAGAGGTGGGGTATTACTGGAATAATGACCCCAGAAATATGGGAAGAATGGATAAAGGAGAAGAAATAAAATGGATGAACTAATTAAGATGGCTATTAAGGCATTGGAAGAAAGCAATTGTAATGAGATTAAATTAACTGATGGTGTGGGTAATAAAGTTAGAGTAGTTAAGAATTCCCCTCCTATTTGGTATCAATCTCCTGGAACTAATAATCCGCCATATTCAATCTATTAAATATTGGAATGGGAGATACTGAGATAAACTCATTTTCTTTTATCAAAGCCCCTGAACAGAAGCAACCAGTATACGAATGAGCTAATCAATCCCAATATTGCCCCGAATATTAAATAAGCTAAAAAGAGCAAGCCGCCGACCCATATCTGCCCCATTCCTGTATAAATGCCACTGAAATAAATTAAGGGCGTAAGTATCAGCCAATCTATCAACCCTATTATTAGTGTTGTTATTATTAGCGGGTGTTTCTTTATTAAATGCCGAAATTCTTTTATGGTAACTTGGAGGGAATTCATCTTCATTTCCCCACTCAGTTTTTATATCCATTGCTATATTCCCTTTTTACTCCGTTCCATTTTCTCTTTCAAAATAGGCTCAAGCATTTTAATGTCAGCATTCAACTCATCTAGGCTTTTCATCATTCTATCCCGGATACCCTTGAGGTTTAGAATTAGTGCCAAAAGGTCGTTATCATCTATAGCTCGGATAACAGAGGGTTTATATTTCACCATTTTAACCTCGCTAACCAAATAAGAAATGCTATTAAAAGCAATGTCCCGATAATTATTCCCCAACAAATTTCAATTAGCAAGTATATCCTCCTCTTTTGGGAGATTTTTATTATTGTTATCAAAGGCACGGATAATTGCTAACTGCTTTATTTTCTCTTGCTTCTTCCAGCGTTTCTTCCCATTGGCTTTTATCTGAATGCTCTCTGGATATGATTGCTCTTCACACATTCTTCCCGCCTCCATTCCCGATATAATCTTTTGGGTTTTAATTGCTGTAGCTTGTCAAGCCCCAATACATTTAGAAGTTTTAAGGGCTTACCTATCAAGGAGAAAATGATACCCGATTTACCTAAATTGGTAGCTCCAATATAATCAAAGTCATCATATCTGGCGTGCTCTACATAATAGACATCACCTATTTTAGCAAAGGAGCTTACTTTATCATAAATATCTTTAGAGGGAATTAAGGTATTGACCTCCCGGTGAATTGTAGTCTCATCTAAATGTTCCTGTCCTTGATATGGCATTACTGTCCAAGCGTGATAACCTAGAAGCTCATCGGTAGAAGTCTTCCTAACTTCACCCAATCCAGTATAAGCATCAATACCACAAGCCCTGAGAATACTAGTCATTAAATTAGCTGTTTCAGCACAGTATCCCAGTTTGGATATTAGGACTTCAACGGGGAAAGCCCAGACATAATATTTAAAGGCTTTGAATTGATAATCATTGGGAAGAATAGATTTCTTATACCTTTCAAACCTACCATCGGTTGACGGATTTTTTGATTGGTCAAGGGGATATTCAAACCCATCCCTGATAAAAAGGGAAACCCGTTTAATTGTCTCATCCTCTGATTCGGAATTTAACTGCTTTGCTAGTTTCACGATTTCATAGCTTCTACTTTGGATGAATTCATTTACTAGATACTTTTCCCCAAAGCGGAATGAAACTATCTGGATTTCCATATTACCTCTCTTCCTTTAAGGGCACCAGAAGCACGATTACCCAAAACATCCACACCAGCACCACCAAGGAAAGCGATAGCTATATCAATCGGTGTTAATCCATTAGTAAAAGTGTATCCTATAGCAAATACTACTCCGGCTATTAGTGCCCTAATAACACTGGCACCGAATTTCTTTGGCTGAAAGAAGCCGCCCGAATCAAACCAACCAAGTAAGGCGGCGATAATGCCTCCTCCAAACGCAGCCCCAGCAATCCAGAAAATATCCATTTATTTATCTCCCTTCTGTCCCTTCTCCCAAGGAGTCCCCCAAAATAAATGCCCCAATAGTGTGCCTATCCCTAGAGTGCAGAATAGCACAATAAGAGGGTGGTCGTGATAGAAATCTCTCATAATATAGGTCCAAGGACGACCCCCAATACGAGACCAAATCCAGCGATAAATTTTACCTATCATCTTCTTCTCCAATGCCCTTTCAAGGTATCAGACTATTCGGAATTACTTTTGACCGTCTAGAATCGTATCCTAGTGCGTTTCACAAGGGAATATGATATTGCTTTGCTAAACCGAGAATATCATCATATTGTTTTTGGGTTATTGCCTCCTTGCTAAGGGCAAAATCCAATGTCTGTAAAGTAACACTCCAATTTTGAGCATTAAGAGCTATAATAAAAACTGGGTAACGGCTTGCTAAATTATTGGCAGTTTCTAGTCCCAATAAAGTCAAGATTGCCATTCGGAAACCGCCAACATCTGGAGAAGGGGTGGGAAGTGGTAAAGAAGCAATAAATGTATCAAATTCCTCTTTAGTAATTTTAATCGCCCCTGCAATATCTAAATCATGAGAATAACTTTCAACCGTAGTGGTTATATTCTGTGCATTAACCCGTTTCCAATATTTCATATTTTACTCCTATCCTATGGCTACCCATAAATAAGACACACTTTGTGAATTAGCACTCGTTATATAATCGGCAGCATTACCGACATAAAAATTAGTTGCATCTGGTGTTGTAACCGCTTTTAGGACAAAGGCATCGGCGCCACCCATAAGACACTGAATATAACCTTGAGCGCCGAATATATTAAAAAGGTAAGATAGAGTAGCACTTATCACTAAAAAGACAATTTTGGGTGTTACTCCAAGTCCATGAGGGATAGCTCTATTTACTGTACCATTGCCAGTATAAGAACCTGAACTGGTTACTATGGCAATAGTTGCCCATTCGGGAGATGTTGCTCCAGCATTCATACGGAGCAATTGGTAACCACTTCCCTTTGCCAGTCGTGCCCAAGTTGAAGCCCCCGTAGCATAAGGAAGGTCAGCTTGAGTAGTTAAGAGAGATTTCAAAACATATTGAGTATGGTCATCATCGGTTAAACCTGTAAGAGCTAACCCGTGGTCTAATGTGCCACAATTTACTGCATCTTGATGGGTATGGTCTTCAACCGCAGCCTTATTGACCTCACCATCAACCCCTACGATTTCAATACTATTTATAGTAAGTTCATTAGCACCTAAATTTAAGCCATCTTCTAGAGTAACTGTGCCGTCAAGTCCTTTTAGGAATCTAAAACAATTAACAACTTTTGTCGCCCATCCTAATACGGTTGCGACAGTTCCCGTCCCAGGGATAGCGGGTAAATCCCAACTCATTATAATACCTCCGAATGGCGTAATTGTTGTATTTGACATTTGAGAGTATCCCGATAAGCAAGAATTGCGTTGTCCACTTTCACACCTCTCCGCCCGACAGTTTTGTAAAAATCAATAGCTAAATCCGCTTCATTATTTTTTACGCAAAGAAATGGTTTAATAGTCCGAAGAAAACAATTTGCATTGTTACCAGATAAACTCCAGCGATATGTGTGCTTTCTATATAAAATGGAATGTCTTTCTCTTATATTCCCACCAAAGTATTTTTGTAATTGTTCCAGAGCTTTTAAACTCGTATTACATATTTCAATAGTCAAACCATATCTGCCATTTACGCTAGTTCGGTTTTTATGTTGTCCATTAGTTAATTCAATACTACCCTCGCCATCAAAGAAGCCAGCAACCCAAGCCAATAAAACAGTATCCCAAGCCATTTTAATACCCCCATTTCGTTGAAATTCCCCATAAGGAATAATCCCAACAGAAAAAATCTTCGTTTATACAATCGGCTAATCTATAAGTAACCGTATGCGATTTTCCGCTCATTGATATATCGTGTTCCATATGGTCAATAAAAAAATCAGCATTTACACCGAGTTTTGTATTGACAACAGTAATTCTATCTGAAATTTCACGGTTTAGAATCTGGGTGAGAGTAGCCGCATCCTGATTTATAAGAGACATTGTAATTTCGGCACGAGGGTCTTTGTATTTCCCGATGGCATAATCGCAGAGATTTTGTGCTTTATCTGCATCGGTCATATATTTACCAGCAATTTCAAGGGTGCGTTTTTGATAGGCAGTTTGTGAAGTAGTGTCTTCTCCTTTGCGGGTTACTTTGGTCTGGTCGTCATAATAAGTTCCCCGTGCCCTCAAAAGCGTAATAGTAACCGCAACTATATCGGTATTAGTTACTACTATCTTTATTGACTGGGCAAAATTGGTTTGAGCGACAGTAACGGTTCCTGAGGCGGTATAATCCGTTGCTCCCGAATTAAGGGTTGTCCAAGCATCAACAAAAACAGGCGTTCCACTTACGGAGGCTTCACCCCAACAGGTATAGGTTCCGCCAATAGGGATTGATGGAGTTTCTTGCAATCTCCATAACTCCACCGCAGGGGTTATAAGTGTCCACGGGGTAACTGTAACTTTGGTGATATTATAAACATTTTTAGGATTTAAGGAGTAGGTGATATTGCTCATAGTATTAGTAAATGTGCCTTGCGATGTTTGATGAGTAGCGGTTGACCGATGAGTTCTATCCTCAAATCTAAAATATCCCGCCCCATCTACATAACTAAATCCTTGCTCGCTGTCGTCTATTTCTTCCTGTGCAAATCGAGCCTTAACATCGTGTCCATACCAATAGGGGACTGTATCTTGTCCAGCGTCAAGGGTTCTCATAGTATTTGACCAGCCAGCATCGTCAAGAATATATCCGTGTATAGTTCCCGTTAAAGCATTTTTGTAAAGTGCTGTTCCTAAATCGTGCCGTGATAGAAAATCCAAACCATCAACTGCTGTGATAATGCAGTCCTGCTCCGTTAGATGAGGATGAGGGATGATTTCTTCTATAAAGCCATAAAATAGATTATTATTAGCATTAGTTACTCTTATGGGTCTTTTGGGGAGTAATGAACTAGATATAACCCCGCCTGCTCCTGGTGTATATTTACCGGTAGAATTATTTACCGTAATGGAAAGCTGCCCAACTTCCGCTTTGCCGAGTTCATCTGATTTACCCCGTGAAAAGTGGATAGTCTTGACATCGGCAGTTATATCGTCATAGGTATCTGTAAAATCGCCATCATTATTCCAGTCAACTTCAACTCTGTATTGCCCTATGATAATGGGGGCATAAGGGGTAAGAACCAGTGCTAGGGTAGATGGCGTAATTACCTCTTTAAGAATTGGGGCATAAGATGTTAGTGTAAGTGCTAGGGTGGATGGTGTTACCGTCTCTTTAAGGGCTGGAGCATAGGTTGTTAGCACAAGATTTAGGGTGCCTGGAGTTATTGTCTCTTTAAGGACTGGTGCGTAAGTAGTTAAGGTTAAAGCTAAAGTGCCTGGGGTTACTATGACTGGTGGATTATAATCAACCTCAACATAGACCTGAGTGCAACGAGCATAGGCATAACTGCCACTGCCTACTTGGTGCAACCAAATCCCAGCTTCAAGGTTATTATCTATTTCATCCCATGTCCAAGCAGCATTGGTATAGGGATTTGTTGCCCACTCCTGCTCAATGTCAGACCAGTCTGCGTAGGGGATAATAGTCTTTTCAGCACTTTCATAGGCAGTTGAATAAGTCCGAACAACTAACTTGGCTGTTCCGTTACTATAAGAGGAGCAACCTCGTGCCTTAACAGTTATTTTATTTATGGTGCCTGAACCAACAGAGTGGCTGGGTAAAGCATATAAATCACGTTTGTTATTAGTGACTAGGTCAACATAAACAAAAGTAGCATTATCATCAGCAACAGCTTCATCTACCTTATCCCAGTGGTAAGTTTCATCTGGATATTGAAGAGGGATACTGGTTTCACTACCTGCGCCATTGGGTCTTAGAATTTCAGTTGGCATTTATTTCCACTCCGTAAGTTCAAGAGCATTTAATAGTCGGATATTCTCAGCCTCAAGTATAGTTACTCGCTTCTCCAAATTAGTGATTTTCATCTCAAGGATAGTGATTTGATTGTGCCTGTCGTCTGTAACAAGCTGTAACCCTTCTATACGGTTATCATCTTTAGCCACACCCTTTTTATGATGGACTATCTCCCAACGGTGAAGACATCTGCCCAAATGTTTAGCCATAACCAAACGATGTTCCAAGACATAGCCGTTTTGTGCTACCATCGGATAAAAGAAGTCAGTGGGTTGAAGCCTAACATGCACATAATTGGTTTTAATTGTTATCCTTCTTTTTAGATTACAGCTACGGCATAAAGGTTCATGAGGTATCCCCCCTTTCAGGGATATAGGACTTCCGTTGCACAGACGAACCCATCGTTCTTTGCCACAACTTGAACAGGCGTGCCAAATAAAGCTGTTTCCTCCCACTTTCCCTATTTGACTAGCCTTCTGGATTTCACCGATTACTGCCATTGCTTACCTTTCTCTATATCCTCAGCAATATCCAATTCTGTGCTAGCCTGAAAGAATTCAGCAAGAGAATTAAAACCTTGCTTTTTGAGGTTAGTCAGTAAGGTATTCAGTAAAGGAGTATGGGCTTCTGGAATACCCTTATTCCAGCCACCTACATATAACTGGGTATGGGCAGTTCTATAGGTATCAACGGCTTTTCTACCTTTTAGAACGTTTTGCTTGGTATTGGGCATCACTAACTCCTATTAAGCCAGAGTAAATACGCCAGCTGCGGCTGCCGCTACGGTTAAAGTATTGCCCGTTGTAACTGTAACATCTGCAGGCGTTGAATCCAGCAAACAATAGCAAAGCACATTGCCGCCCACTTCATAAATACAGGCGAACCGAGCCACGATTGACCCGCCACTTGCTGTCCATGTGGGGTCAGTATCAATGTCCGCCTTGACCGTTGTGGTTCCCGTTAATGATAGGGCAACGGCAATACCTCCAGTCGTATAACCGTTGGCATTGGCGTGTTCATTGGTTACACCCGCATAGGTTGTGCTTGCCGCCCCTAAATTCGATGTGCTTAAAAATAATGCCATCTTGAAAGTATCTGTTTCAACATTATAAACTGCACTGAGTAAATCCGTTCGTCCCTGATTAGTAAATGTCCAGGCTCCTGCTGCCATGTTTTACCTCCTATTTTTATGCGAGAGACCTTCCACTTAATCTATACTTTCTATCTAATGTTTTTGAAATTTTATCAACAAATTTATTCATACTATCTTCTCGGTCAAAAAAGATGGGTTCGGTAAAGTTGATAGTTACATTTCCGCCAAGATTTCCCAGTTTAGAAAGCGGAGTGATTAGTTCTGGCTCTGTCTCGGCAAGTGAGGCTATTTGCGGATGCCAAGCAATACCGCCATATTGATATTTAGAAAATGTCTCCACTGAAGCAAGGGCTTTTGCACGCAGGGCTTCATAGACGTCGCCTTCTGCCAAGCGGTTGGTTGCTTGGAGCCATTTAATTATTTCCTCAACGCTCATACCAAGCCCTGACATGGCTGTAAACCCGGGATGTGTCTCCCTATAGGCTGGGTTGGTTTCCATTAAAGTAAGGATTTCGCCCAAATCACCTTGTTGATTAATAAGGGATAGCGCTTGTTGGTTTGCCTCTATTGCATCACTATATTCTTGGTTTATCCGAGTCTGTTCAGCCATACTACCCAGAGCAGGAATATTTGCTAATGCCTCTGTATATGACAGAACAGAAGTTGAGGCACTGTCAATTGCTTCCTTATAGTCCTTTGTTTTCTCTGTATTGTCTTGAGTAATATCTGATTGGGTTTGTAGGACATCAACCTTTTTGCCCGATGCCTTGGCAGCATCTATTTCCGCTTGGGTAAATAATTGCATACTATATCTATACCCGTCTGCTGTCCAAGTAGCAGAACCCATTGCCTGTTTTGTTCCTTGCGTTGCTCCAGCCATATTATCCGAAGCATTGGTAACTTTATCTAGTTCCGCTTCTATATCTTTTAGGCTTCTAAGATAAATCGCCCCCTCTTCTCCTCCCCATACTTGTTGCACTAATCCTGCAGCCTTTAATTGAGCATAAAGTGCCTTGGTGGTCATTCCCGATGATGCAGCTATGCCATCAAGTTGCGTTTCATAAATTTTCCCTCCTTCTGTAAGGAGTGTCCAACTTTGTGCATCCAGTTCCCTTTGCAAATTCGTTCTAGCCGTTTGTTCTGCAAGGTCTCCTTCTGCACTGGTTAAATCTTTTGTTGCACTAGTTGCAGTTAAAATAAAAGGTAAAGCAATAACTAGGGCTGCCCCAATACCCGCAATCGCCCAACCAACTGGCCCCATTGCCGCATCCAGAGCTAAGAAGGCAATTTTTAATGCAGCAATCTGCCCAATAATTTGAGGCAGGAAAATCAATATTGGCCCAACGGCAAGAGCCAATAGACCCAATCCCCCAACAACTAGGAGAATATTCTTTGAAAGTTCAGGGTGTGCATCAGCCCATCCTTTAACCTTGCCCATTATATCAGCTATTTTGCCCGCCAAGTCTGTTATTATTGGGGCTAGTGAGAGCCCTATGGCATTGAACACTCCGCCCACTGAATCTTTTACGGTATCAAGGGCATCGCCCAACTCATCAGCGGCATTGGCTGTCTCCGTGCTCATAGTTATGCCAAGTTCCTGTGCTTTCTGTCTTAATTGGGCTATCCCATTTTGTCCTTCGGCTAACATTGGCAGAAGGGCAGTCCCCGAACGCCCAAAAATATCAACAGCTAAAGCGCTACGTTTTATTGGGTCAGGGATAGAGGCGATAGCACTAGAGAGTTTCATAAATAACCGTTCGGGGTCTAACCCACTTACATCTGCTAAACTAAGTCCTAGCTTTTTAAGGGTTTTGGCTGTTTCCTCGCTTCCAGTTGAGGCAGTTTCCATAAAATTAGCCATACCCCGTATTGCTATTGCTAAATCGGCGAGGGATACAGAAGTCATATCGCCAACATATTTTAATTCAGATAGAGATTCTACCGATATACCTGTTTTCTGGGATAGTTCCTTTAGTTCAGTGCCTAGACCAGCAAAGCTTTTAACGGCTAAAACTAAAGTCCCAGTAATGGCTGCGCCAAAAGCGGTTACAGCAACGCCCACAGTCTTGAAGGCTTGTTTATTGTCCTTGACAAATTGGTCAAAACTCTTGCCAGTTTTTTCTATATCCTTTTCAGATTCGGCAAGGGCTTTCTTTAATTCGGTTGCATCTGCACTAATTTTAACAATAAGTTCCGCTAATGTATCAGCCATTTATTCCCATCTCTTTTTGGGGCTTCCCCCAGACTTCCGCTATCGCCTTACTAATTTCGGGTATAATCTCAATGGAAACTAATTTGCCTATCTGCCTTTTGGTTATTGTCGGATAATTCTCTCTTAGAAATATAAGAAGTAAAGCCCGGAGAATTACAAATGATTGTTTATCTGGTCTTTTTTTGAGTTCCTCTAAACTACAACCAAATTCTTCTTCTAAATCTGCAAGAATGTTAAGGTTAACTGGACTAAGAACATACTCTTTGCCATCAGTCAAAACAATAGATTTTCTTGGTGCTTCCGACAAAATGTTTTTTGCCATCACTCCTCCTTCACGAGTTTATATTTAGGCATTTCAATATCTGGTCTATTTTCTGCAATTTTCTTTTTGAGCATCTCACTTTTACGCATTGGGGGTTCTAATTTTAAGAAGTCTTTTGGTTTCATTATTCTAGGTTTTGAGATGGGCGCATTATGTATGACGCTTAAAAGCGTAGCAAAGATTTGCAATAGTTCATATCTCTCAACGGCTTCCTGATAACGGAGTTCCTCTACAATTTCACTGAATTGGGCAGGAGTCAATGCCCCTATTTCTTCCCTATTCCAGTGTAATTTACGAGCTGCATAAACTACGGCTTCAACTAATCCATTATCCATCTTTGCTTTCCAATACGCCCTCGCCGATAAGTTCAATTGGTTCGGGTATCAGGGTGTCAAAAAGTTTTCTGGTCTGTGAAGCTATCACTCCCTTGCCTTCCCAATATCCTTTTCCATAATCGGGATAAAGGCGGACTAAAACTTTATCGGGTATATCAAAGAGCCAGTAAGATTGAGCGGTTAATTTCCACTTGGCAAGTTTATAGATAGTAGTATTGTCGTGGGGATAGTCAGCTAGGGTTAAATCCAGCGACCAATCCCGTAGACCGCCAATCTGTATTCTGCCTCTGAATAGACCACCAAGTTTCCCGTCCATTATGCGTCAGGTGCTTGAAGTGCCCCCGTTCCCTGAAAGTCGTAACTATAAGTAACTATCCCATCGTGTGATGCGCCTGGATGGCAGGCAGTAATTATCGCCTTGCCAATCCAGTTCTGATATGCCGTAGTTGACTCACCGAGCACTAGATAGACTTCCGAACCAATACCGAGTGGCGTAGTATCTTTGTATCCCTCAAACGAACCAGACCAGCCCGACCCGCCAGCGATATAAGCCTTCGTCCCTGCATCGTCAAAATCAGTAGCATCCAAAGTATCGGCAGTATAATCAAGAGTCCACGATTTTATGCCGTCTATCTCTTTCAGGGCTTCTACATCATCTACATCAAAAGTCCCATCGGCTAAATCGGCTACTTGATACAAACCTACCGCAGCTACCAAATTAAGAATTGAGGGGTCTGATAGTCTAGCAAAGAACTGTCGCCATATAGTTGCTGTGCAGATAGGGACATTAAGACTTTCGTCTGGGCTTCCACATCCCGTAGATTCATCTAATAGAATCTGTAAATCTCCAGCAGCCGTTGTTACGCTTGACCTAATCCAGCAATAGATACCATCATAGGTAGTCAAATCAACTGTTGATGCCAAATCCTCATATTGAAGTAATGTAGTCGCCCCGATTGTGGTTGTGGTTACTCTAGCGGCATAAGAACCGACTTTCCCCGTAGTCGTGCTAACAGCCCGCCCAGCGCCACCCGTTGTCCACGCATCCTCGCAGTCTTCCAATAAAAGGGCAGAACTATAAACATTTCCAACTTTTCCACTTATCGCCATATTGCCCTCCTTTTATGCCGCCGCCACTGTTAATGCGCCCGTGCCCTGAAAATCGTATGAGTAGGTTACTATACCGTCGTGGGATGTATTAACATGGATGCCCGTAATATATGCACTACCCGTCCAAAATTGACTTGCTGTCTGGGACTCATAGAGCTTGACCGTTACGGCTGCCCCCGCTAATGGTAGAGGGGTAGTATCCTTATATCCCTCAAAACTTCCCGACCATCCAGAACAACCGACAATGTATGCCTTAACGCCAGCATCATCAAAATCCGTTGCGTCAAGGGTGTCCGCTACATAATCTAATGTCCAAGATTTAATCCCTAATACCTCACTGGCAGCATCAACCTGTCCCGCTTTTCCACTAATTGCCATTGTTATTTACCTCCTATTTTTTAATCCACTGTAGAATATAAATTATACCCATAAGAATAAATGCCCCACCCACCAACCAGTTCAATAAATGTGGGAAGACAATCAAACATAAACCAAACCCTGCTGTTATAACTCCGCCAATAATCCCTGCTATTTTCATTCTTCTCCTATAAGCTGATTTGAACCCTATACCTAAGCGGTATCTGGAAAATTAAAGTTTCACTATCCCAAATCGGAGTTCCGATATATTCTCTTCTGCAAACCATCGGGCTGTATCCGCTCACCGATAAAGTCGCACCATCCATAACCGCCAAAATTTCATCTGCTATTTCAGAAACATCGGCAACCGATACATTAGAAAAGGCGTTTATCCAAAAGGTTAAATCCTCTATAATTGCTAAATCTTCAAAAGTTCCGATAGGTCTATCCGTCAAAAGCCCGAAGGTTACATAGGGCAAAACTGAATTCTGGGGGGCTTTTAGGTTATATGTCCGATTGTCCCAGCAAGTCCAAGTAACCGTGCCATCTGCCGTTGTCCCGCCATTGGTTGTTCCCCAAGTTGGTTCGGTGGTAGTATGCGATGTTCCCGCCGTTGTGCATTTGTAAGTATGGGAATTATAGACTGTTGGTTTAACTACATCGCCTAATACGTAAGCCGTATTTTTGACCCAAGTCTCTGCCCAGTATTTAAGGGCTGTATAAAATCCTGTATTTATTGCTGAAAGCATTATTCAACACCAAATTTTTTACTACCAAGAATATCAACTATTTTATCTCGGCTCATTTCAACTGCGGGGAAGAGCCACGGATAAGGTGGCATCCGAGAAGTCCCAAACTCTAAATAATGGGGATATGGTGGGCTGGTTATATTGCTTCCAATAATAGCCGCTATTTCATTCCCCGACATTTCTACCCTAGATGTTTTGTGGATTGAAGAAGCTAATTGCCCCGTTTTCCTTTGGGGATGTTCGCTTCCTGTTTTAGTTACATTTTGAACTGCCTGATTGGAGACAACCTTCATTACTTGAATCATCTTTTTTTCTAGGCTATCCGTTATTTCTTTCAGTCTTTCCGTCTTATATGATTTAATAGTTACTTCAGCCATTAGTCCAACTCCAAAACCAGAATCTCTAGGTGGTCACTAGAATTACTCGGATTAACTACTCCCTTAATCTCAAAATATCTAGTGCTATCAGAATTACGAATACGCTGTGTCTCTGTGATTGTCTGATTGTTACAATAGAGTTTATGAGAAGCGAATACTGTGGTCTTATCGGCACTCATCCTTTCATCAATCGGTAGGCTTGATAATCTACCCCTGAAAGCTGTGCCATCAGCCCATACCTCAACTTGCCCGCCCATACCATCATCGGTCATTGTTTTAGTTTGGGGGTAAAAGGTTTCAATTAAAAGCCCACTAGATATTGACAATCTATTTAATCTCCTGTATAATTAAAGTATGAAAATATTTGAGTTTAGGAATAGCTTAATTGGTATATTTGCTTTAATAGGATTGGGGGCTGGTCTTTTTTCTCAAAGTGCCCCTTTCCCTTATTTATCAGGGTTATTTATAGGAATTTCTTCTGCTCTTTGGATAACTAAGCCGCATCCCCAAAAGCCGATTAAACACTCACCCGCCGATAGCCTGAAATAGTATCGGATAAAATCGCATTAACTGCTTCACGGGTCAGGGTATAGGCATAATCGCCAAGCCGTTCCGTTTGTATCCCCTGCTTTGCTCTATTCTGATAAATAGCTGACGCTAGATTGATACACGCCTGCCAGACATCATAGGGATACTGATAGATATAGAGAGATATACCGGCAGTATGAGATGCCGCCGCAGTAGTTCCATTTACTCCACGTTCAACTGTTAAAGTTTTAGTAGTCGTGTCTATTGAGTAAATAAACATCTGCTCGGTGTCCATTAAAATTGTCTGTCCTGCCGAGAGATTAGTTACTGCGGTTACTACAACAGCCGTTGTTGAGGCACTAGATATTGTGGTGGCTAGGGTCGTGTCTACAATATATGGGGTAGCCGATATTCCGTCTCCGTATCCCCATAAACCCGCAATCTCCACGCCTTTCTTAATTCCGTTGGCAAAGCCCGAATAATCAGAGTCATCGCTTATTTCTATATGAGTTTTGGGATAGGTATTTAAGGGCTTCAGAATATAATCTGTAGTAGCAAAGGTATTTTCAAAAGTAGCGTCACCATCTTCGTCTGTTTTTAGCCCCGAAGTATTTATGGAGAGCAAATCGTCAACCCATAATCGGCTGCCAGCACCTGCAAAATATCTGGTCTGTGTTTTGCAATAGAAGAAACGGGAAGTATAAATATCAATCATCCGAGAAGCGGCATCAAGGATTTTCCGCATAATCACGTCATCAGTTGTAGAAGTGATACCCAGTGCAGTTTTTAAGTCTGATACCGAGGCATAATTATTCATCTTGACAAATTCCTTTTATTGTTTTATACTTATTGTGGAGGTGAATTTATGGTTGATAATTTAGCATTGGAACACATTAAACTTATAGCCCTAACCGAACTTGAAAGAGAATTGGTTTATCCCCAAAATTCAAGGGTCTATGAATTAGGGCATTTCAATCCATTCTTTGATACTATTGCCTTTAAAATGGTAGCCGAATTTCTTGGCAAGTTAAAAAAGGATACCATTATTAAGTATCCAGCCAATTGGAAGGAATCCCTAAAGGAAAGATTTTTGCCTCGTTTTTTAAAATCCCGATTCCCTATCATTTATGAGGAGCGGGCGATTTATAAAGTTTGCCCTCATATCAATACAAAATTTTCCGATAATCCCGATGTGCACCTAAAATTCTTAAAGGATTAACGCCAAATCCTCCCACAGATAGGGCAGCTTCTTTCGCCCCTAGAATTCTCGGATAAATTCCAAGCGCAGTCGGGGCATTCTGTTGGGCGTATGGCTTCTTCCTTTGCCAACCGTTCCTGCTCTTTATTAAATTCAATACAATCTTTTATAACTTGAAATCCGCCCATATCATTACCTGATTAGTAAATATATTGTGCCTATTTTTGAGTTACCTGCGCTTGATACATTAAAGGTTAAGACCGACTGAGCCACGCCAGCCATAGATGCCTCTGCGATAAACTCGGTGTTAGCCGTATCTCTATTGCCTATAGCTGCGCCTAAAAGCAAATCCACGCCATCGGCATCGGTGATTGTAACTGTATAATTGTCGCTTGGCGCAGTAGCCCCGGGGTCAGTTATCAGCCCGATAAATCTCCCCGAATAAGACTCGGTTGTCGTTCCGCTTACCGCCCCCGTAGCACTATCGCTAACCCACGCTGCCTTGATTTTTTTAACAGTTCCAACAGTAGTCTCCGTAAATGTCATTGAGCTTCCAGCCATAATCTACCTCCATATTCTCCGTAAACGGAAGGGCGGGGATTGAAAGCCGAAGCCACTCAATATTACTATTGAGTTACCCGCCCATTCCGTGAAGGAGGATGATGCCTGCCTTTTCAGGCAGGCTACTCAATCTCCACAAACTTCTCAAGAGCCATCAAAATAGATGGCTCAATCTGTAATGGTTTCCCGTCAATCTCTATAGGGAGTTTAATCTTTTCAAAAACTAATTCAGTTTCCTGTGCCATAAGCTCATTGAAGTCTGATACGAATTTGGGGTAGCCTTCGTCTTCGGGGTTGACCGATAATTGTCCCCTCTTTTCCAAATTTTCCTTGCCATACTTACGCACTAAACCATTCCGAACATCCTCAATTACTTTTAGTTGCTCATTTAGTTTGTTGGCAAGTTTGGCTATCTGAAAACTGGTCTTGACTGGTAGTTGCATTCCCAAAAGTTTCAGTAAGGGTTCTCTCACTACAAAGATTTCGCCATTAGTTAGTTTCATCATCTCTCCTTATTTATTTTAGCTACAAGCCGTTACAATTCCGCCAACTACAGTTATTGAGGTTACAGCACCTGGCCCATAGTTGACTGCATTAGCTACTAATGTTCCGCCAGATAAGGTTAGAGTATTGGCAGTGTGGGTCAAGACTACATCACCATTGTTAAAATCTATAACTGCACCACTAGCCAAAAACAGGTCAGACCACATGAGCGTGCCCGTACCGAGGGCAGCACCATCAGCGGCATCAGGTTGGCATACCGTTCCGACTGAAACGACTTCACCAACAAACAGCCCCTTAGCAATACCAACACCGCCTGATACTATTAACGCACCAGTAGCAGTAGTGGTTGAAGCGGTAGCATCGGTAATGGAGAATGGTTTATTGGTTGTTGCCGTAATTCCCACTAACGTAAGAGTCGCAGCCCCACAGTCTATGATTGCCGACAATGAACCAGTTCCGTAATACTGAAAGTCAACATCCTGAGCAGTATTGCCTATCTTGACCGCAGTCGTGCCGATAGTTAAAACATCACCCGTAGTGGTTCTACCATAAGCCTTCTCATAAAAGACTAGGTTGCCACTAGCGAATTTAGAATTGATTTGAAAAGTTCCTACACCTTGTGTTCCCATTTAATACCTCCTTGAGCTATAAGCCCCTTTGGTTCATTTTGTGCATCAATGATTTATCTATATCGTCCAACATTCTTATTTCTGGGGTTAATCTTTTCGCCCTTCCCTTTCTAATTCGGCGTTTCTGGAAACTTATAGCTAATTCAGCTTGTGGTCTTTTAATTTGAAGATATGGCAGTATTAACTGTAAAAACTCACTTGCCTTTTTAGAATCAACCGCCCAATTCCATATTGGTTTGCTCCTAAGATTCCCCCACGAATGTTTTGAATAAACTAAACAGCCACCAAAATTCATCTTCAGGAACTTTACTAGCCATTCATTGGTATTTTTAACTGATACCCTCACAAGGTTGGTGGAATGTATCATTATACATCCCTCACCGTCTATTATCCCTGCGATATAGGCTAGTAATAGTTTACCGCTTAAACCTTGTGCCAAATTAAACCTCTAAGGTTCAAGATTATTCCAAGTAGCGCAAGCGCATAAATATTTGCCCTCCGCTATTTATTGATTGGTTTCACCCATCCACATTGACATCTGACTGATAACATTACACGCCCACATCTAGGACATTTACTGCTATCATTCCTTATCATCCTGTCAATAGGTGGTTTAGTATATGCTTTCTCCTCCATATCGGGAGGAGGAAGAGGGGTTTTGACGCCCCTCTTCCGTCTTTTGTCTCGTTTCAGGATTGTCAATTTACTCCTAAGTTAATGCTGAAGCGTTAGTTTCCTTCGGATACTTTGGCCAGCACAAGGCTACAATGCCCATAAACACATCAGCAGTGGCATTGTCGGTAACAGTCAAGCCAACATAGGGTTTAGAAGCGGTAGTCAAGTCTGACGAATCTACATCAATTACTAGCACCATATTTTCGTGTGTGCCGTCTAATGTGGTGAAACCAGATGTAGTCAGAGCAGTAACCGCTCCCATAGTATCCGTGCCAGCAGCAGCTGTTAACCGATACCGTGCAGCGATAGCGGTTGAATTAGAACCAGCCGTTACCGCCGATTGGGTTACTGTAATTACAAAAGAATCACCCGCAATCGCCCCCAGATTAACAATGAATTCCACTTTGTCGTATATCTTCATATTTATATGAGGAGCTACGAAAGTGGATGTTAGTTGAGCAGGTGCGGTGATTGGCACGATATGTATATTCTGTGCAACATTCATTTTACCCATTTATTTTAACCTCCAAAGTTATTTGTTTATTAAGGGGGAGTTATTAAACAAACTCCCCCTTAAGTTTATTTAGGTTCTGGTCGAGTTAAGGACTACAAAAGGAGACTGGTAAGAAGTGCTACCCTTATATGGGGTTAGATAGGTAGCCCACATTGGTTGACCATCGCAGCGATAGACAAATCGAAATGCTGTTTCATCTGTCGTAAATAACACATGAATAGACGAAGCTGACTGCACCCCGCCCTTGTCAATCATTATATACTGTGATAGGTCGGCAAGGATTATGTCTCCAGCCGTGCCAAGTGTAGCTGCCTGCTCGCAAGGAATCATTGGTCTGCCCTTCAAGGTAGCATAAGGAGAATTAGACAAGCCACCGACAGGCATATAAGCAGGAACGCCCCCAGTGCCCACAGCATAAGCCATTTTTGCTAGTTCGGATTCTATATTCTGGTTGTAAAGCCAAACATAGTTAGCCGACCTTGGCCCAAATCTGCTCATCCACATCTTGTCTATATTCTCAGCCACGATAGTTGAAGCGCCCTGTCCTGTCTCAGCCGTTACTGTTACTAGACAAGGAGAGTTTAGAATACCAAGAGGTTTGCCAGCACCATCACCATTGATTATGGCATCGGCAATCTTGAAGTCAAACTCGTTGGCAAACGCTTGCCCAATCCACGCCTCTAATGCCGAAACATCCTGTAAAAGTTCATCCGTGCAATAAGTAAGCCCAATGAGTTTTTTCAACTCTAAACTAATTTGAGCAAAGCGGGGATAGGTTGGGGTTTTAGTCCCACCTTCAGCAGCCCAATAAGCCAGAATACCACCAGACCGAGAGCCGTCAGCCCTACTAGAATCAGCGACGGCAGGAATCTTGATAGCATTTGAATTAGAGCTAATTGGGATTTTAGTAACCCGACTCACTATATCGCTGGTAGCAAAGGTCTTCTCAATTAGTTCTGTGGCAAAGTCTGTCTGCACAAGGAATCCGCCCTCGGCAGGAATCCCCTCTTCCAAACCCGTTGGAGCCTTGAGCCGTGCATCCATAACCCGACCACCAGATATAGCAAAGTTCTTAACTGCCATAAGTTGCTGCCCAAGTGATTCAAAGGGTTGGTCACCGGCATCTTTAATGACCTCAACCGAAGGAGTAAACCGCTTCACAATTTGTTTAGCTAGTTCTTCCTCTACCTGTTTCTGGACTCTAACATCTACAATCTCTTGTATATCTTTGTCCAGTTCCTTCTTCTGTTCCTCTGTTAAAATAGGCATTTATTTAACCTCCAAAATTATTTTTGCTCAATAAAAAAGCCTCCCAGACGGAGGCTCTAAACTTCTGAGCAAACTCAGTTTATTTGCTCGCTATCCTTTTAATAGCTTCTTGTATATCTTGCGTAGTAAGTGTTTCCTTTTCGGGCCTCACTTCTTCAATTGGCACAGCTTTTAAGCCTGCTAATTTCAAAACTTCAGCCACTATCGTCTCAGGTATGTCGCCACCTGTTAAGCGCAATACTTCTTCCACTAACCGCCATACATCCTTCTTAACATCATCATTCATTCCTTCGGTATCTATAAGTCTTATGAGATAATCAAGTTCATCTAAGATTTCTCCTTGGGATACGCTTTTATTCCAGGGCGGTTCTCCTTTATCAAAGTCCTTATAGTGCTTGGCAATATGGGTTTTAGCTCCAGCTATAGATGCTTCCGGCGCATCCACTCCACCCCTAGCCCCCATTAAAACGGCAGCACAATTAGCAACTGCTCGCCAGACACATGAATGTTCACCCCCCGCCCGATGGTGGGGCAGTTTGTAGCTAGTTTTGTTTTCAGGGTCGCCCTCTACAATGGCACACATAATTTTGAGGTCATTAACTTCAGCATTTCTGACTTCTTTGCCTGCATCCCATTCACCCGATTCATCAAGGGGAGTCCGTTTATATAGGATTGCTCCCTTTATTTCTTCATTATTCAAATCTTTAACAATATAACTATCGGGCTCACGGGGTTCGTAAACTTCTACAATCTCAAATCCCTTACTATGGTCTTCTACCCACTTTTGAGCTTTAGCCATTGTCCAGCCCTTATCTTTGGCGAATAAATACGTCATTACAACTTTACAAGTCCCACAATAGATAGCCTTGATACCTTCTTTTGCTGATATTTCTATGGTGCGGATACGGTGTCCTTCATGATTGCCCCTATCCACTGGAATCCGTATGTAGGAATCGGTTTCTTCGGGTTTTAAAACTAATTCCAGTTCTTGCTTCCTTTTCAATAATTCTGTTGTGGTCATATTTTTTATATCCACTATGCCACCCCCGATTTATTCTTTAGCCCTTGCATTAATATTCTTTGTGCTTCCTCTACTGCCCATTCTTCTTCAGTTTTAAAACACCGCCCGCCATTCCTTTTGGCATTTTGAAATTTGATGGCTAATTCTGCTTCGCCCTTTTTAATTGTTAAATAGGGCAAAATGCGCATCAAAAAAGCCCTTGCCTTTCTAGCCGAAATATGCCATTCCCAAGTAGGTTTGTGTTTAGGGTTTTTATGCTGATAAAGATAAATAGAACCACCAAAACAAAAGCGGAATAAGGCGGGGAGATATTCATTCGCCATACTTACAGCACATTCTAAATGATAACCCGGATGATGCCTTCCCTCTCTGGGCATTGCTTTTGAAATACAAATACAACCTTCACCATCAAATACTCCAGCCATATATGCCAAATCAATCTTTTTCATAATTCGCCCCGCTTATGCAATTCTGCTATTACGGCATTATATTCTGTTTCTAGGACTTCTTTCGTTTCTGGCTCGGCGATAACCTCAAATTCCTTAGTAGTAATCACGCCAGCATCAACCGCTTCCCTGATAGCGTTGGGGTTAGAGGGAATAGGAACAATGGAAATTTCCAAAAGCTCTTGTTTCTTATAAAGTTTTCTAGGAGCCTTTTCGCCATCACCATCTTCCCATTCTCTGGGAATAAACCCCACAGACTCAGCTTTTAGAAACCCAGTATCAACAAGGCGGTGAATTATATCGGCAAATTCGTAAGTTCCTTCTGGCGGGAATTCCACGTGATTTTTAAGGTGTCCATCTTTTGATGCCCATATTCTAGGCGCTCTTCCAATTGGGGGCTGATTATAATTGTGTCCATACATCACGACTGGATTTTTCTTAAAGTTTTTCAAGTCCCAGCCAGTTATATCAATCGCCTCGCCATCTCTATCCATTTCAGAAGTTGACGCTACGAATTCGTAGATATTGTCATCAACCTTTTTGACCTCACAATCTAGCGTTTTCCTAACAAGATTTTCTGCCATAAACTGACCTCCTATATCACGGCTTGCCATACACACCTACAGAAAGGATGGACTGGTATTATGCCGTGAGACTCTTTTGTATTATATTCCCCAATCAATGCCTGACACTCATCGCAGGCATCTGGCGCAGGGTAAAATTCCGATTTCTCAATTCCATATTCCTCATATCTATGTAAAGCACCTTCGTTATTAGCAGCGATGGTTTCTGTTCTTGCTATCATCTCCGCCCTTCTCTGCTCATTATCGCTAAAGTATCCCTCAATGCGATTAGTTAATTTCTTTATACTTTCGCCCTCGGCAAATCCTTCGGCTAACGCTGCTCGCAATTCCTTCAAAGTGGTTTCATTCAGATTTTTAGCCAGTAGTAATGAGCGAGCCTTAATCCAGCCGAGTGCAAATTGGTCAAGCTGTTTAATTGCCTTCGTATCAAGGGCATCCTCGTATCCCGAAGTATAGACTAATTCAATTACAGGATTAAAGGCGTTAGCGGTTTTATCAAAAGTCTCATCAGAGATAAATATACTCTCGTCTAAATTCTTTGTCTCTTTAAGGCGTTTAATAGTTTCTGTTTTTTGCTCATTAAATAAAGTGGTAAAAGTTTTCTTAAATAATTCCTCTTGCCGTGCCGTCTTTTGGGCGTAGGCTTCCCATCGTATTTTCTTCTGATCTAGGGTTAGTGATTTATGTTTTGCGCTATCAATGTCACTCTTGAGACTATTATCACCGCATAAAACATAAGATTTGGGCATTTCACCAGTTGGTGGAATTGGCTTGCCCTTAATCGGAGTAGGTATTAAATTAAGTGGCACAAGCAAAACCTCACCAGCACCATTCGGTAACTTATCAAGCCCCCTTAATTGACGGGCTTCGTCTATGGTTAAATACCCTGCCCTCATACCGCTTTCAGCCAAAAGCATCTTTTGTTCTATGGTCTCTGGCACAACCTCATCATAATCAAGTTCTAGGTTTTCTGATTTTCTGAATAAAGGTATCAACTGCTCGTTGAGTTTATTTTTTATACGGTTAAGTCTGGGTTTTACAACATCAGCCTTAAAGGTATATTCCCCTGCCTCGGCATTGGCTCGATTCACATCTTCTGTTATGCCCATTACAGACCGTGGCATACCAAAAGCACCGAGTATATTATCTCGGTTCATCTTGCGAAGGTTGGCAAAGTCCATATCCTTTTGAGTGATGCCGATTTGCTTAATTTCTTTTATCCCCTCTACTAATGCTGCTTGATGCGCCTTGCTAATACCCTGATATCTTTCTTTATATTTTGTGCGGAATTCATCACGTTGCTCTTTGGAAAAATTGCCCTCTGGAATAAAGAATAAATCGGGTCTAGCCGAGTTGTGGAAAAATATCCTATTCCAAAGTCCTGCATCTTGCTCGGTGTCAAGGTCAACTGCTAATGCTTGTGTCGCCCCCAGCCCCCTATATTGATTCAGAGGATTAGGAAGTTTGAAATGTATAACCTCTCTGGTTTCAAGGGGCGTCTTGTTTTTGCCAATTTGATAGACATAACCAGCTATGAATTTATCCTTTGAGGGGATGACTGACATTTTGGACGGAGATGGTATCCAGATTTCCGCAGGCTCCTTTAATCTGTTAAAGTTCAATACCCAGAAACACTCGCCAACAAGGTCAATATATATCTGGGTCAGTTCTATAAACTCCGCCCCCGTCATAAAGGGATTAACATAATCAAGCAACTTTAAAATAGGATGGGAGCTAACCGCAGAACGTCCACTCCGCTCATCGCCTTTATATAATCTCCATTTAACATCACTTACCCCAACAGCGATTTTAGAGACTACGGCAAAAAGCCACCCGATTTCTCCATAGGCTTTTAGAAAACCCTCGGCAGTCCGTTCTGGGGGGATACTCCCGCCGTAGTTCAAAACATAGGAAAAGTTGGGCTGTTTCCCTCTAATTCTATCCCAAAAACTCATAGCCACTCAATCCTTAAAGTCTTAGGTTTCGTTTCCAAAAAACACAAAGCCAATGCGTCCCCCCTATCGGGAGAACTCACGCCCCGACTCCTCATTTCCTTTTTGCTTTCAATAAGCATCTGGGCCAACTTGTTGGGGTCTTTCAGCTTTATATCGGTCAGTTGTTTCAGTAAAAGTTTATCATCGGGGATTTGGATTTCGCCCCGCTTAAATCTCTGTGCTAAAGTCCACCACATCTCGGCTCTTATATTGGCAAAGGTCTGGGTATCGCTTGCAGAAGATTGAGAGGCAATTCCATTGACGGGGAGTCCCAGTTTTTTAAGCCCATCTACCACACCGGGATTATACCCTTCGTCTACATTTACGATAGATGGATTATGTTCTTTTATCTTGGTGTGTATCCTGCCGATACAACCTTCGGTATCAGATTTCCGCCAGAAAAGAGAATCAATTACTTTCATTCCCTTGCGGACATATAAAGCGTTCTCATCCTCGCCAAACCTCGCCGTATCAACGCCGATTGTAATAATATCATCTTTATCAGGAACTATATCTCGGTTAATAGCAGCATCGGCTACGGCGAAGGGAATTAGTCTGTCTCCCTCCCCTGAAGGGAAGTTGCCCAGAATATAAACTTCATATAAAGGACTATCCTCTCCCCATTCCTTTTTCTTCTGCTCTACATATTGAGGAGAAATCAGAAAGGGGAAATTATTATCACCCGTAAAAGACGGTGTATCAAAGGCGGAAATATGAAATGATTTATAACTTTCTTCGGCAAAGGCGTCGTGGAACTTTCCTAGATTATTTGTCGGGTTACCGAGAAGGAGAAGCCTTGTAAACCCCGCCGCTAGAGGGTTGTCAATCGCCCCATAAACTTCATCTCCAAGCCCTGCCGCTTCATCTATGACTACCAAAACATTTTCATTGTGGAAGCCCGTTATTCTATCAGGCTCGTCTGTGGAAAATCCTATCGCTGCCCATCTTGCCTCAAGGTCTATTTTTTGCTGGGTAACATCACCGCCGAGGGGTATGAGTGCCGAGGCATGTCTAAACCTTATCTCTCTCCATAGTTGTTCTCTAACCTGTCGTGCCGACCTCGCAGTTGTTAAAACCCAACAAGGACGGAAAGCATATAAGAACCACAAAACAATACAAGCCGAGACTGCCGTCTTCCCCGCTGCCGAACAGGACCTGACCGCCGTTCTGGGATTATCCCTAACACTCTCCGCTATTTGAGCCTGTTTAGACCATAACTTAACGCCAAGTATCTTATCAATAAACCCAACGGGGTCGGCTCTCCATTGCCTTACCATATCGGGGAAGAAATCGTCTTCCTGCTTATTTAGTTTCTTAAACCTAAGCTCTGTTTCGAGCGCATTGAGCATAAATTTTTAATTGACATAAAATATAGGGGAATTTGAATGACCATATTTTTTAATCCCAAATACCCACCCCTTAATTAAAAGAAATTCAAGTCTCTGGGCAGTTTTGAATATCCTGATTTTGTAAGTGTATATCTCTCCATCTAATCACGAATTCTCTCGTAATTTAAGACCCCCTACCCTTTATAGATAGGGTTTAGATAGGCTACTTTACGTAATGGCTATAGTACGTCCCACATCTAACCGTACAATTTCTTAACCTCATCTCTCTTAACAATAAGTAAAGGCTCTAACCAATTAGCAAGCATTAAGGCTTTGTTACCCTCCACTACCCACTGATAACCCGTCTTCCAATGTTCCTTGCGTTTCTTTTGCTGGAAGATATAGCCACCAAAGTTATCCTTTAGCCAATTCATTAAATCTTTATTAGTATTAGAGACAACAATGCGAGGTGTATTATACGCCAAGCGGTTGCCTCTTTGTTTATGTTGTGCTAGATAGAAGCAACCTTCACCATCTACTATACCTGCGAGGTAACTCATTTCTTCTTTGTCTTGAAATATCATATTAGTGCGTCCCAATTTAGATAGGGATTTGGGAGTATTTTCTAGTGTCTGACGGGATGTTTTGGGTTAAAGAAAAGGAGGAGGAGAGAGCTTAATCCGTTCTTGTTAGTGGGTAGGATAGGAGTTGAACCTATACAGGTCCATGACCGCTAGTTTTACAGACTAGTGCAGCTCCCCATCTCTGCTGCCTACCCTTATTCCATACTATCATATTCTAAAGTATAACAATTATCCAGCCAGCAATCACCAGGCTTTTTAACGGTGCAATTTGGGCAATCATAGGGATGGCATACAGCACAATACTCATATCCGCACTTATCACACTTGATTGTATTACTTAATCCCCAATCTATTCCATCTTTATCTATCATACTCTTATACACTAATTAGTGCACCTAAAGGATAAAGGCAATGAATTAGCTGCCCGAGCGTTGTGGTGGTCTCAATTAGTTTTAGGGATAGCGTCAATTAACTAAGCAGTAACCTGTAGTAGCTCCCTGACTTTGCTCATTGGTATGTAATCGCTTGTCCCGTAGTGGACTATATTTAATAGATTGCTTCCATCTGATAGCTTCTTATCCAGGCTTTTACATATGCGTTGTAACTTCTCTCTTTTAATAGGGTCAATTAGAGCATAGACGATAGCAGGATAATCTGTAATACCCTCATCTTTTTGTTCCCCTTGTAATACCCGATGACGCCTGACTGCTTGTAATACCGCTTCTTTTTGCTTTGTTGGGTCTTTGTATGGCATATATCACAAATTCTCTTTATCTACTAAAGCATTGAGTAAGGTAGGAGTAAGGAGACCGCCGCTTGACATTACTGCTTGGTATACATTATGAAATATTACTTGTTCATTCCTTGCATCAACATTTGTTGTGCTTTTTCTATGAGCCATTCTTCTTCAGGTTTGTGTCCTCCTTGTTGTTTTTTAGCCAATTGGAATTTGATAGCTAATTCCGCTTGGGAGCGTTTAATCTTTAGATAAGGTATTATCAAGCGCAAAAACTCCATTGCTTTTTGCGAACTTACTCCCCATTGCCAAAAGGGTTTCCCCCCTTTGGTCTTGTGCAAAAAATTGTAATGACCACCAAAGACAAATTTGAACCATTGGCAAACTCCTTCATTGGTATTGCCCATTACAACCCTTAACGTAAATGAAATATTTGGTCGCTTTTGATAGTGTTGGGGAGTTATTGTAATACAACCCTCCCCATCTATAATCCCAGCTGCATAGGCTAAATCTGCTTTCTTCATAATTGATAGACTGAGTGGGGTATTATATTGGAATCAACGCCCTTAGAAACTAACGGTGCTTTTGTTAATTTGGACTTTTTCATATCAACCTTATGCACTGTCATCTAGGGCTTTTACGGCAGCATCTAGGCGTGCCTCTTCTTCTTTAGATAACCAGCGAGTAAGGGTTATCTCCGCCTTATCCATAGTACCCCTAATATCTATTTCTGTTACAAGGTTAGGGTCTATACCGAGCACCCTACATAGAGCATATCCTACTTTGGGGTTCATCGTTCTCCTCCTTTACGGTTATACCCTATTATATCACAAATTCTCTTTATCGTGCAACTGGTAAAGTTCTTTCAATGTGGTTATAATGTGGGCGCTTTTGCGGGGGTCTGACCATCTAGATAGTATATCTTTAGCAGCTTCAAGTTCCACTTTCTTATTCTCGCAGTCCATTAAATCCCCGACCTTTTTAATTGCGTCAGGAACTTTATCCTTACCTGCTTGTCTTAGAAGTTTATCTCTATATTCCCATATCTCAGGGTCTTGTTTCCAATTGCAAAGCGTTGCTTCTGAGACCCCAAGTTGCATGGCAAGTTCCTTTTGTGTCTTGGGTTGACGCTCTACAATCGGAGTTGCAAGCCATTCTGCTAGCCTAATTTGCCCCGCCTTCAATACTGTTAATTCGGTATCTATCATCTTAATAAAAATAACTCCAAAGGGGGGCTAGGCGGGTCTAACATAGGGGCAGCGTTCCATTAGTGTTTAGTCATGCCGGACTCACCCGGGAGGACATCACACCATATCTTGTCCCTATTGCCCATTAGCGGTGGGTTAACGCTTGCCTAGCCCCAACAGACCAGTAGGTTACTACCCTATATTAAGTATATACCCATTGTCAAGCCCACTGACAGGTAACCATAGCCTCATATACCCGCATACACCAACTAGAGATATTGTTTTAATAGGAACGCACTATAATTTAACTCTTACACGGTAGCGTTTAGATTTTAGACAACTTTAGATACGATTTTACACGGTATCGGTTAACTTACCATAAAAAACTATTGACAAATTCAAAGGATATGGTAATATAAGAGTAAAGAAAATAAATAGGAGAGAACAAGATGAGAGGAGCTATTAAAAAATCCAAGACAAGTGCTATTTGTCCTGATTGCGGAAAGCCACACCGTATTCACAAAATATCGCAGGGCGAATATATCAAGGGCTGTCTTCCCCCTTGTTGTGTGTATTGAGTGATAGCACCTTTACAACGGCTTAGCAAAATCACTTAGGCTTAAAATAACAGCGGGTTAAATAAATAGGAGGGATAAGATGAAATTTACAGTAGAACGCTGGCTTGGTCATTGGTATGTTATTAAGGATGGTAATCTAATAATCAAGCGCCCAAATAGTATCACGGATACATTCAAAACCAAAAAGGAAGCACAGGCATTTGCCCAACAATTACAAACCAAAGCCGAAACGGGAAGACTTAACTTCCCGTCCACTGGTAAAGCCAGTGCTGATGAGGCTCTTTAACAACTGAATAGAGACAGCTTACCAGCTAGTTAGAGACTTTAATCCTTGATACTGGAGCGGGTAGGAAAGGAGAATGAGTAGGTGAAATTATTATCATCCGAACAAATCCTAAGCTATGTTAATGAAGAACTTACAACTCACCGAGCAACTCTAAAAGCCCTACAGGAACGGGGGAAGACTTACCGAAGCCGAGAGGTAACAAGAACAGTGGCTCGCCTAAATACCCTATACGATATACAGCGAGTTATAGAGCAACCCCAGAAAAACGCCGACGTTGAAGAAGCAATGAAAAGATTTTGTAAGACCAGATAAATAAACACTTTACCCGCTCCAGTATGAGGGATTAAATAGGAGGTGCGAGAATGGCAGAACGAGATTATTCACAATTTAATGAGGAACTTTGGCTTATCCGACAACTCCGAGATATGGCAAAGAAAATCGGTTATGAATTAAATCTTGAGGATGCCAAAGAAGTCGCTGCCCTTATAAAAGAACGGGTTGAACTTGGCGATGGTATTATTAAGGTTTAACTCCCTGACAAGTAGGGGAATTAGAGATGAGGCTGAATAGTTTGCTGGGTATTACAAAGTAAGGGGGGGGGAGAGATGCTGAAAGCTAAAGATTTTTTTATAAGGCAAACCAGTGCGAAATATTATTCGGTCTACCGCATCGTCGGCGAGAAAAGTTTTTGCCTGCGTTCCCATATTATGGATATAAAGAAGGCTACAAATTATATTGAGTGGCTTATTGATTACATAAATACACATTATCCCGATAAGGAGGCTAGTAATGGCTGATAAGAAACAGGGGACACTAAGGAAAAGATACGAATTAACAGAGTTTTACTGCGAGATTCACAGGGGTTGGCATCGTATTACAGAAGACCAGTTTCAAAAATGTATCAATCTGCTCGCTTCTTATCATACTTTTAAGGTTAGCGCTTTGATGAAATGAGACGGCAGATATGGTCTGGGTAATATTTAGGGAGGTAAAGTGTAATGTCTAAACAGGGGATAACGCTGGGGGAATGGATGATTGACCGCATAAAGGGGGATATGATTATAGACCCTGCCATAGATAAGGTTATATGCCGTTTAGGTTATTCGGGAGAAATGAATGACGATGATAAATCTAACGCCAAGCTAATAGTAACCGCCTATAATCAATGTCAGCTTATTAACAAATCTCATCCTGAATATGTGGCGGGGAAGATAGGGGAGATGTATAAAGTGCTAAAGCATCTACTGGAACGAGCCAATAAGGGATTGCCATTAAGCAGAGCCATACATTTAGAGCCAGCAAAGCAAGTCCTAGCCGAGATTGAGAGGAAGGAGTAAGATGAAAGTTAAATGCACCAAGTCAAATAAATGTAAAATCAAGGAATGTCTCCATCATAAATCTCATTATACAATGATGCTACTTTCAACTATAGCACCTTGCACATCAGGGTTTAATTGTTGGGAATGGGGAGGAAAGGTTTATTGTTATGAACTGGAAAGTCAAAAGAGCCCCCAAAAGGAACGGGAATTAGTGCCAGCATAAAAAGGAGAATAAAGATGAAAATGGCGTTGAATGATGATAACTTAAAATTTATGTGCCGATGCCCTGATTGTGGAGAATATACTACAAGGATGACAGTTACTCACCCCTGGCGCTTATATTGCAAAAAATGTAAACAGGAATTACAAAACCCTAGCCATCCCAAATATTACCCAACGGGGATTGAAGAATAAAGGAGAAGAAAGAAATGAAAGAACGAATTTCGGGATTGGCTTTTCATTGCCATCACGATGTATTGGTAGAATTTGTTTATGACTATGACGAGAGGGTAAAGTATATTAAAGAATACAAATCTGTCGAAGAACAGAAGTTGCGTCTCCGCTTATTCCAAATGATACCCCCGGATAGACTACCCCAGAATGGTTTAGAAGCCTACGACAAAGCGGGAGAAGCCTACGACAAGGCGATAGAAGCCTGCTACAAGGCGAAAGAAGCCTTCTACAAGGCGATAGAAGCCTACGACAAGGCGAAAGAAGCCTGCTACAAGGCGATAGAAGCCTACGACAAGGCGATAGAAGCCTACGACAAGGCGAAAGAAGCCTACGACAAGGCGAAAGAAGCCTACGACAAGGCGAAAGAAGCCTACGACAAGGCGAAAGAAGCCTGCTACAAGGCGATAGAAGCCTACGACAAGGCGAAAGAAGCCTACGACAAGGCGTTAGAAGCCTACTTTAACGAAAATCGTATTGCTCTAGAGGAACTA